CCACACAAAGGCCCCACCCATTTATCGGAAAGCTAATATCATATTAACTAACATCCGATAAGTGGGGCCCTAGTGTGAAAATGGGAGAAAGAGAGTTCAACCTTGCGTGGCTGGATGAGGCCTCCAAGGCGGACTTTAGGCTCCAGAAAGGAGACCCAAAGCCCGCCAAAAAGATCAAGGAGACCCTCTCCAGGACCTACGCCGCCCACCTGAAAACTGGGGGCGAGGAGTCCGACGAGCTGCAGGCCTGGTTGGACCAGGACCACAAGGACTGGGAGTCCGCGGTGGCGGAGAGGGGTCCTGTCACAGACAAGGACGTGTGGGTGCCCAGGGAGCTAGCCCTCCTTAACAGGGACGCAGCTCTAGAGGCTGCCGCCAAGAAGGCCCAAGACAGGGCAGTGAAGGCCGTGCAGGCCACCAAGAGGGTGGCGGCAACCCCTGAGAGGGGAGAGAGCCAGGCGTCGACCTCGGCCCCGCCTGCCCGGGAGGAGGAGGGACCGGCGGAAAACAGTGAGTTCGCCCAGCGGCTGAGGCTCAAGGAGGCCAGGACCAAGGCGGTGAAGGAGGCGGTGGAGGCCATCTGCACCAAGCTTGGCATCAAGGCCACCGAGGAGCAGGAAGCAGCAGGTGAGCTGAACTGGGGGCAGGTCCTGGCAGAGTTGGGGGACTATGCCATCTCTCCCTCCATCGTCGAGGAGCTGAAGCTGGCGTACGAATACCAGGGATTCGACGCCAGACTCGTCGCCGCGACGATGAGGTCGAAGGGGGTCAGCCCCATCCACAAGAAGGAGGGAGACAAGGCTGGAGCCTACATGGACCGGCTGACGCTCGTGGTGATTGGCCTCATGAGGGGAGCCAATCTTGATAAGGTTCGCAAGGGGATGAAGGAAGCGAACCGGATCAAGTTTGATGCCCTGGTCAAACACTACGGGCTTCAGTCTAAGCCTGTGGACTCCGCCGCCATCACCCTCCCCCGGGTGGTTGCCACCTTCCCTGGCCTTGCCATGGACGTGCTGAAGGTGATGGAGCTGGGCCCTGTCCGGCACTCCACCATGACCAGCCTGGTGGAGAACTACCCGAGGGAGATGATGTTCTCCTCCTTCCCCTCCCTCATCCCAGCCGGCCTTGGCGAGGTGACCGAAGCCCTCCTGTCGGCCTACCTCCTCTTCCAGCACCAGGTGAGCCTGGTCATTAACAAGGATTATCCGAAGTGGGACGTGCAGAAGCAGCAAGCTTCGCTTGAAGGTTTTGCACGTGCCGCTATGGATAGCTCCTACGTGACCGAGCGCCAACGCATCCTGCGCCTGGTGGAAGAGGGCTGGGTGGAGGTGGTGGACGGCAGGGTGGTGCTGTCCAAGGCCCTGGACGCCCCAGTCAGCAAGGCGGCCGCCCTGTACCGGACCAGAAAATAGTCCTTCTAAGGACTAAGCGCACCTGGTCTTGTGGTCCGGTACAGTGCGAGGGTGTGTGCTCCACCTGAAAGAGCACCTACTTCAGAAGCCCATGAAGTGAGTAAGGCAGTGTGACACCTACTTAGTGGTCCCTCTGCAAATACCAGACAGAGAGTAAGGTCCTCTACGGAGAAGAGCCAGCTAGCTTTAAAGCCTGCCACAAAGACCATTGGCAGTATTGGCCTCCCTAGGGAGTAAAGACCTAAGGGTCCCGGCAAGCACCGCGTGCAGCCGTATTGAGAACTCACCAAAGAAAGTGTATTTCCCCTTGTCTAGCCCCCCTTTGGTGAGTTCGAAACCTCCTACAAAGTGTTTTGTGATGTCGCGGTGGGAGGATGAGTGTGTGTGAATGATAGCTTGTCTATGGTAAGGGTCTCTTGTAGCTGGTCTACAAGAGACTTTGGTTAATGAAATGGTGTACAGCATGATTAACTGTGTGAACGTGAGTGCATTGTGAGTTATTTCATGTGATTCTGGTCACCCTGAGGCTGGTCCCCAAAGAAACTTTAATGAACTTCCCTTATGATTGACCTAGAGCTAAATGAAATGTGGGGCTGAGTAGGTGTGAGTGACAATAGTCTTCCCATGGCTGGCCAAGGGAGGCTGTCTAATGAAGTTGGTGTACAGAATGATTAAAGTGCCAAAGAATCTGTGATATTGGAATGCCTGATGAGTGAGAGTCTTTGTAGAGGAAATTACAGCTAGTGTGCCAATCAAGTGTATTGCATGTATTTCATGTCTGTGATGTGGCTGAACCATCTACATCAGTCCGCGAGTGTGTCTCTAGCAGAAGTCACTGCAGAGACAAAGAGATGTGTAATGATCTCAAAGTCTTGATGTCCCACAGAAAGAGGCGATACTGTGGCTGACATCAAGAGGGGCTTCCTATACATAGCTCTCAGGTAGCTACAAGTCTAGCACCAACACATTGACCCTCCTGTGTAACATGTCTTTCTCTCCTTCTACTATCCCCTCACACAAAGAGCCTCACCCCATTCATCACTGGTACTTATTTTTTAGTACTTTTGATGAATAGGGTGGGGGT